AAATCCATTATAGTATTTTTAGCTGCTGATATAATAACTCCATGAACACCAATACCTTTTAAAATATTATCTGCCATGCTGTTAGCTGTTGATATAACTTTCTCTTCAGGTATTTTAGCTTCTTCATCATCGTCATCACCTGCGGCTAAAGCAAATAGTGCAGATTGTAAAGCTGTGAATATTAAGTTTTGAACAAAACCATAGTATGCTATTTTACTCATGTTAGCTTTCCAATCACCTCTACCTGCTATTAAATCTTTACCAGCTTTGTCCATAATTCTAGCATACTGAGATGGAGTATTAGCAAACGCAAGTACAAGTCTACCAAGCGTTGAAGCTTGTTGTTGTGATATCTTATCAGCACGAGCAGACTGTTGTGACTCTTCTGCCAGCTCTCTAAAATCTAAGAAAGCTTTTTCTGTAGCTTCAGCTTCAGACATACCTTCTTTCATATATGTTTTAATTCTATTTCTATAAAGTGTTGCACCACCTGAAGCAATAGCAAAGCTATCTGCAATTTGAGTAAATACAAAACCTTTATTTAATAATAACGATATAACTCCTTTAACTTTATTTTTACTTGTCTTAGCAGCTTCAGCTATTTCAGATTCACTAACATTTATTTTTAAACCATTTCTTCTATCAACAAGAAAATCTGAGTTCATTAATTTCATAAAGTCAGACCAATACTGTTTTTGGTTTGCAAAAGCTATTCCAGCTTTAATAGGATTATTGTCTTTCCAGTTTATAAAGTTAGCTGCAGATATAGTCTGTAACACTGCAGATCTTGCATTTAAGAACATTACAGCACCGACAGAGTTGTTTATATAATCTAAAAATCTTTGTTCAACACGACTCATCCCTTGACGTCTATTTTGACCAGTACTCATACGTTGTAAAGAGTTTTCTAACGCTTCTCTATACTTAGGACCAAATGCTGCTTCAAGCTTGTTCATGTTACTTTCATTGAAAGCTAGATCAACATTTTCTTGCCATTGCTGTAGTAAATTCTTTCTAGTAACTTGCCTTAAACCTTCTCTAAAATCTGTAGTAATAGTACCAGCTAACCAATTTTTACCTGGATAGTAATACCCATCACCTTTAGTAATAGCTATTAATTGATCAATAAATATATTTAAATCAGGTTTACCTTCTACGTATTTTCTTATAGCATCTAAATCTCTTTTAGATATACCTTCAACTTCAATACCTTGTCTATCCCAAGTAGCAACTCTTACAACATCTTCATTTGTAAAACCTTTAATAGCTTCTTTTTTCAAGTTTTTAGGTATACCAATTAAACTTTCTTTAAGTGTTTTAAAATCAGCCATAAGTTGATTCTGAGCTACAGATAAATCATTCATAGCTCTACCATATGGTTTAATTAAATGCTCTTGCATCCACTGCCATTGCTTGTTACCTACTTCACCTTTACTTAATAACTTATATAATAACCCACCAAAATCTTGAGCTGACGGAGGTATAAGATCAAATGACCTTTTCTTTCTACCTCTTGCTTGTGCTGTTATCTCTGCAAATTGTTTTTCTGGAGTAATACCAGTTTTCTGAAAGATAATAGTATTCATTACCTCATCTACATTCTTGCTGAACTTAACTTTAGCTTGTTGCACCTTAGATTTAACATCAATAACATCTAGTACTCTTTTAACAGCATCAACATTACCTAAGTGATCATCTGCAAAGTAGAAATCATTATAACCATCAGCAGCTTTATCTACTATCCAGTTTGATTTAGCAAGTGGAGAACTATCACCTAACCCTGTTATGTTTTCTATTGGTATGTTTAATCCTACACTATCTAAAAATTCTTTAATAGCTGGTGCTGCTTCTGCTGCTCTAGCTGTAAGAACAAATACATCTTTAGTACCTCTAGCTTCTTGAATCTTTTTTGCTACATCAAACAAAGGTCCTTTTCTACCTTTCATTACTTTGTTAAACTCAGAGAAGTCAAACTCAGCTCCTTGTTCTAACATTTCAGTACCACGTTTAGCAAACTCTTCAGCTGTTAATTTACCAGTCTTACCATCAGGCATTGTGTACAATACATTACTTTTAGTTCTAGCTAGTGTGTCGTCAAAGTCAAATACCCTAATCTTTTTAACTGGAGCGTTGGGATCACGAGCTATATTCAAAGCTTTATCTAGAATTTCAGCTTCTCTAATTACTTCAGAGTTAGTTGATTTTTTAGAATACTTAACTACTTTACTTTTGTTAATATTACCAATATTTATTTCTTTAGCTTTTTGAATTTTATCATAAGCTTTCTTAAATCCTTCTCCTCTTGTTGATTTTTCCCATGATGTAATTTCTCCTTTCTTGTTAAACTTAGGGGTAAAAACTGTCATTGAATAGGGAAATTTACCAAAAGTAAATGAGTTGAAGTATCTTGAAAATCTACTAGTACCAGTTAAAGGTATAGTATCTTTGTATCGTATGTTAATAACATCATCCATTAACTTTGGAACAACACTTACCGAAGCGTCTTTAAATTTGTTTTTTAATTCATTTTTTGTTATTTTCCCATCAATATATTGAGCCATATAAACTTTCATAACTCTAACGGGTGGATTATGTTCGAACCTATAATCATTAGGATTACTACTTTCACTTACAGAAATACTATCCATAGGATAAGCAGATCTTAATATTTGCGTCATTCCAGACGTGGAGGTCATGAAATACATACCTACATCATTTAGCGTTATTCCTTTATCTTTATTGTTTTTATAATAATCTAAATAATCTATAATAGCTTCTTGATTTGCAATAGCATCATTGTAACTATTAGTTAAAGTATTGTTACTTAAAGCGCCGGTTTTTTTAAACTCATTTAAATATTTTGCTGTAGCTGAATCCGATTGAGGAGCTCTTTGTATTTCTATTTTTTTACCTTTATAAAAAACATCATATCCTTTAGTTGGTTTTCCATCTTTCGTTTTTTTACCAACTACTTTAATATTATTATCAGTATCAAAAGCTTGTTTTATCAATACATTTACTAACTCTTTACTATTGTTAAATAAACCATATCTTTGACCAGTTCCTCTTTTTGTTTTAGGTCCTTCTACTATTCTCCATACACCTTTATTGTCTTGTTTCCATATAGCATTAGGCATGTTTCCTATTTTAGAAGGCGAAGACATAGTCCCGTAATGTTGTAATATATATTTATAAAAATCTAAATCGTTATTAAAGGTTTCTCTCACATCACTAAAATAATTAATAAGAGAATTTGCAAAATTTTCTAATTGAGTTATTCCAGTTTTAGTAAAATCTACAGATTCTTTATTTAATCCTAATATATCTTGAACTTCTTCTCTTTGAGTTTGTTCAGCAAAAGCCTCATGTAAATACTCGTTTAACTTTCTTTGACTAGGTTTATCAGTCACAAACTTTTGTTTTGGAAAATTAGAAACTACAGTTTCCCAGTCTTTTATTATATTCTTTCTTATTTTTAAAGGGGTTTGATTTTTTCCTGAAGTTAAAAATTCATTACCATAAGTGTTTATAAAAGCAGAATTAACATCTTCTCCTATATTAATTCTTTCTATAAATTCAGGCAATTTATCTAAATAAATAATATCATTACCTTTTCCCTCTTTAATTAAAGCATTATATGTTCTTCCTAAATTTTCTACTGATTTAGTGTTAATAGACTCTATATTTTTAAGTTTATCTAATTTTCTACTAAACTTAATACCAGGTTCTCTACCTATTTTCTCTGCTATCTTGGCTTTAGTTTCCGATGTAACTTTTTTTCCTTGTAACTCTTGAATTTCAGTAAATCGTTTAAATGCTTTAGGATTTTCTAGCACTTCTAACACTGCATCTTTACCAAGTTCTTTACCTATGGTTTGAGCCAACTGAGTTTGTTTAGATGCTGGTCTTCCTTTTGTAGGTGCTAAATGATAATCACTCCAAGTTTGTTGATCAAATTTCTTTTTCGTAAACAAAGTAGGTCCAGAATCTCTAGGCGTATCTTTAGGTAACAATCCTTTTTTAATAGCTGCATCAACTTTCAAAGGACCGATATTTTCTTCTCCTTTTATAATAAACTCTTCGAAAGATTTATTTAAAACGTCTTGAGGTATTAAATCATAGATTTGTTCACCATACTCTTGCAAAAAATCTTGATATTTAGCACTACCGGGTTTACCCATCAACTCTTTTACAGAGGACATTAACTCACTAGCAAAAGCATCTTGTACTACTTTTTTAAACTTAGGATCAGTGGGAGATGGTAACTTAGTTCCAAAAGTTTTCTTTACAACATCTTTAACTTTGTTATAAATTTCGCTACCTTCTTTTATATCTAAAGCTCTTCTTAAATTTATAGATCCTTTTTCTTTTTTAGCTTGTTCTTCTGCTTCTTTTTTCTCTAAAATTTCAGATGGATCTAAACTTGGATCTACAATAGTCTCTCCTACTGTTCTAGATCCTTGTTCAGTACCAATTTTAGGTACATCTAAAGATTTAGTTTGTAATCCTTTATCTTTATATCTATTAGTTACATCTCCAACCCTAAAATCCCTTATTCTTTGAGTAATAAACTTACCTAAATCTGCACCTATTCCAGCTTTTTTTGGATCAAACCTATATAAATCTAAAGCAACTTCTTCAGCCACTTCTTTCATAATCTTTTTTCTTGGTTGACCATGTATATTGTCTCCAGGTTCTAAATATTTATTTATTAAAGGATCAAATCTTTCATCATAAAAAGCATCAGTTAAAGCTTGAAACTCTGGACTGGTAATCCACTCGTTTTGAGTCATGTCATAATTACCTTCTGAATCTCGAGGTATAACTCTAGACATATCTATTTGATTATCTCCTTTTGTAGGTAAGAGTGTTTTAGAAAACTTAGTATCTGATTTTTTTGATGCTGCAATTTTTGAAGGTGCGACTTCAGTTTCTGTTACCTCAAGCTCAGATTTAGTTTCAGCTGTTATTTTGCCTTTAGCCAAGTCATTACCTAAATTAGTTAAAAATTCAACAATATCATTTTCTCCTTTAAAATCTAATTCAAAAGTTCCATTACTAACTTTTTTCAAACCTTGATTTAAAAGTTTAGCAAACTTAGCAGCAAAGCCTGGTTCTAGTTCAACGTTACCTTCAACCATTTCCTCTACAAAAGAAGAAAACACTTCTTCAAAGTCAAAACCAGTACCATCCTCTGTTTTTAAGTTGTTAGTTCCTTCAACCTGCATTTTAGTAAATAATTCTGGTTGAGTAATTTTTAAATAACTAGTTAAGAATTGCATTGCATCTGTGAAAGCTGCAGGATCTTTTGCTATTAATAGTGTAGTAGCACCATGACCAGATTCATGAAGAGGTACTCCTGGCTTTTGATTAGCAACAGAATTTTCTTTTATATTAACTTGCAACCTTTTATTAGGATCAAAAAACCCATTTGTCTTTTGATTAAGTATTGCATCAGCATATTCTTCTCCAAGATTTTCAAAATTTTCATCTGTTGCTGGATCATTTTTATATATTTCTTTTACAGCTTCAGCAGCTTCTTCTTTTGTATCATATGACTGCATTGTTAATTGTAAATCCTTAGCAACATTTTCAGCTTTGGTTAAGTTAGCATCATAATCTCTTGCATCAACTATTTTTACTGCTTCTGCATTTATTTCATTACCTGTAGGAGAGTATGTTGGATCGTTTTTCTTTTCTTGTATGTTTTTGGTTGCTTCTTTAGTTATAGCCTCAACATCTGTTTGAATGTTTTCATTTGTGTTACCAAGCATAGCAAACCACTTATGCCCAAACAACTCATTATTTTTAAATAATTGCTGTGTAGAATTTAAAGCGTTATACCTATCATTTAATCTTTTTAAAAGTTTTTCTTTAACCTCTGTATCAAGTTCTAAATCATTTGTTATTTCTTGAGCCTGTAACCTTAAATCAGCTAACTTTTCTTGGTTTTGAGCATATAGTTCTCCAGCGTCTTTTTTTATACCTTCTTCTCTTAATTGTGTTTCTTTATTTTTAATGCTTTTTTCAACTTGATCATTAAGACTTTTAATATCGTCTTTATTAAATTCAATGTCTTTTTCTAAAGATTTTATTTTTGAATTCTTAGGATCGTTTTCTTTTAAATTTACTAATTGTTTTTCTAATTTATCAGTAGCATCAACTAGTTCATTTCTTAATTTTATTTTTTCTTGTATATTTAATATTTCACCTTGAGTGGTAAAGTCTTTTGTAATTAATCCTTGTGCAGTACTTACTCCTTCAAATATGTTTCCAAAAATAAATCCACCAGTATAAGACTCTAAAGCACCCATAGTTATAGGTCTACCATCAACAAAATTAGTACCAATAGCTACATATACTTCTCCTAATCCTTCTATATTACCCTCTTTAAAAGCATTGAATGTTTTGTTCTTAAGAAAATCTCCAGCTCCTTTATAAAATTTTTCTGAAATTTTACCTGAACTTCTAAACACAGCATATGCATCTGAAATAGCAGCAGATGTAGTTAAATAAGCACTTGATCCTTCAATTAGTGTATATGCTAATCCTTTTAATATATACTCTGAATCACTAATGTATTCACCTTTCCTTCGAGACTTATCCATTTCAGTAAACTTATCTCCACCAGAGCTAAACCCCGCTATTGCTGAACTTGTAATCATTCCACTAGTACCTGCACCACCTCCACTAAGTATCATAGCTAATATAATAGGAGCAGTATCAGCTGTCATATTAAAAGTCCAATCAAACGCATCTGACACGCTGTCTATTTTATTAAACTGTGTTGGTCTTAGGAATTTATATCTATCTGTTTCTTTGTCAAGTTTATCAGTTATCCATAAATTAACATCAGCAGTTGCTTTCATTCCATCAATTCCAGCAGCTTTTAAAGCGTAAGTCATAGGACTTAAAGCTTGAGTTAATTGTGCAGCTCCATATACAATGTTTTTAGCTGTACTTAAACCAGAAACGCCTAGTGTTACTAAAAATCTTTCGTATTGATTAGTATTTTGACTCCATATTTTAAATTTATCATCAAAGTTATCCATTAACTCTAGTTGATCACTATATTGTTTATAACGGTCACTAGCTATGGATTCTAATATTTTTAAGTTAACTAAATCTGAAGTATATTCATCATATATATAAGCAGGAATTTTTCTTCCTTCTTCATTTTGATAAAACTTTTGTCCTGGTTCTATAATATAATTTAATGTAGATCCTTCCTCTAACCAATCTTGTACTGTTAAAGTACTAGACTTTTTATTAAAAATTTCTTGTTGTTGAGTTAATTTAGTAATAGCAAAATTAGCTTTGTTATTCGCTTTTCTAATAGCTCTATTTTCTTCCTTTGCTAAAACCATAGATCCAGCAGTAAACATAGCTTGTCTTTTAGACTTTTTGTCTAACATCCCTCCAGCTCTAAAAAAACTACTTGTACTTTCTATGTATTTTTCTAAATTTTCATTTATAACATCTTCTTCTAACTCATCGTAAATAATTTGTTTAGTTAAATTAGTTATAGCTTCATTAGTAACTTTAGGTGCTGTTGTAGGATTAAGTAAATATTGATTAGTTAAAAAAGAAGTAGCATATTCTCTTTGAGATTTATAATCATCTTTGATAATAGTAGTTGTATAGTATCCAGATTGGATATATTCTGAAGTTGTAATTTCTTCAGGCCAAACATTAATGTTAGATATTGTTTCATCTAACTGAGTCTTTTGGCTGTTATTTAAAGCTACACCACCACTGTTTATATCTTTAGGATTAAATGAAGTATTTTGAAGAGTTAAATATCTACTAGTTACTCCTTCTACTTTTTCTTTCCACTCTGCAACATTTGGATTTGTTTTTTTAATATACTCTTCTAATTTAACTACTTGATCCATGTAACCTTCTACATCGTCGGAGTAATATCTAGTTTTTAATACTATAGGTTTTATATTACTACCTGGTAAATCTATTTTTACAGCATTAAACCCAAATCCAGTTTCTTCTATAGTATATTCGTTGGGTAATAAGTTTAATAATATATTTTTAACATCTTTTTCTTTTTGAGTAAAAAGCTTTTCATTGTCTATTATATCACTTAAGTATTCTATTGGAGTTTGTTCTATTTCTTCTTGTTGGCCTTGTGCACCTATTTCAAAGTCTGGTAATTCTGCACTTATAACAAAAGTTCTGCCAGATGTTTGGTTCATGTAGTTAACATAATCATTTGCTGTCTCTAACTTTACTCCGGCTATCTTAGAATACTCTCCACTTTTTAAAAAATCTTTTATAGCGTCTACATTCCATTTTATTTCATTACCTTTACTATCAAGTTTATACTCTCCAGTTTCAGGATTTGTTTCGTAAATATAATTTACACCTCCTCTTGCAAGTTCTAAATTTCTTTTAGCTGTTAAAAAATTATTTAATTCACTAGTAAATTTTGTTCTTTCTTCATTAAAATTCTTTGCTTTAAATTGTCTTCTAACGTTTCTTGTTTCTCTTCTTTCTGCAGGACTTAAAGTTTTGTATACTATTTTCTCAGCTAACTTTCTAGCGACATCAATTTTACGACCCTCTTTTTCTAATAATTTCGTGTATTGCTCTATATTATATTTGTCTTCTAATTGTTTATTTTGATTTTCAATATTTTTTTCTTTCTCTTTTTCTCCATTAATTTCAACTTGAGCTTCATATTCAGGATGTTTGTTAATTACTTTTTGAGTTAATTCTACATCGTCCATTTCCATATAATCTGGAAACTTATTCTTGATTAATTCAGAAAACTGCTGTACACTATATCTAGCCATGTATTATTTAAATTTAAACTTACTAATCTTCTTCTTTGATTCTTTTCTCAATCATTTCATCCGTTGGGTTTTTTGATCTCCATTCTGCCACTCTTTCGTAGTTTATTGTCTCTGCATCATCCAACTCTTTTCCAGTTAATTTATCTAACTCTATTAAATCTACTCCGGCTTCTCTAGCGTCAATTTGATCTTGGTAAGTTACGTTTTGAATTCCATATTCATAAGGTTCTTCACCATCATCAAGTGTACCTTTATCAGTATTTGTAGAAGGAGTTTGAGTTTCAACCACTTCTTCTACAACTGTTTCTTCAGGAGTTGTATCAAATATTCCTAATGGATCATTTTTAGGTTTAACTATGGATGGTATATTTCCTTGTTCTAAATTAGTAGGAGCAGTAGCAGTTTCAATAGTATCTTTAACATCTCCTAATTCCTTATATTCAACTTCTGTAATATTACCTTTATCGTCTTTACCATATACAGAAGTTTCTGAGGGATGACGTTCAGAAAACTCTAACACCTTTCCTTTTACCGGCTCACTACCGGCAGCTTGTTCTATTAAGTAATTAGTAAATATATCTTCATTAGCATATGAATCCCAATTTTCAAAATCTGTAACTGAATCTGGTGCTATAGTTCTCCAATAATTTTTTATTACATCAACACCATTTGTTTTAGTAATGCTTTCAATATGTTCTTTACCCTTAGGAGTATTTAAATATTTTTTAATTTTTAATTGATCAATTTTACCGTTAGCGTTTACAAAACTTGGATTTTGTTCTATAATGTTAGCAATACTTTTATTAAAAGATTCTTGTAGTCCAGGTTCTATTTCTTTTACCGTATTAAATAATTGAGTACCGGTATTAACAGCTTCACTTAATTTTTTATTTGAAAGGTTTACAGCTACATTAACATCGTCATAATCAACTTTACCATTTTCAACTTTAAAGTTAACTCCTTGATATTCCCCTCCTAATCCTAAATCATAATCAGCGGGATTGTTAGTTCTATTTTTATTTCTTAAATTAGTTCTACCAATACCTTCTTTAGTGTCAATAGTTAATTCAAGTAGATCTTGATAAGGACCGCCACTGAGTATAAAACCTTCTTCATTTGGTTTAACAGCAAGTCCACTGGTGACTTGTGTATCAGCAGCACCTAAATTAATCATAGCTTGAGTTAGTTGATTTACATTGTTTTTAGCTCCAAGAATTAATGCATCTATTCCTGCAGCTGTTAAATCTTGATCTTTAAGTTGACTAGCTAAAGCTTTTCTAATATATTCTAACTCGTTAATCATATCTTGATTAAGTCCATTACTAACAAAATCATCACCTAAAGCTTTATTTACTTCGTCCATTTTTTCAAGTCTATACTTATCAAATGGAGTCATATTTTTATCTAACCTTTTTTGAAACTCTTTGTTAGCTTTATCTTGAGCTTCTTTATATCGCTGCATATTTTTACTAGCCTGAGTTAAGGTATTTTTAATATTAGTATAATATTTATTTAATCCTTGTGTCATCGCTGCGTATTTTGCGTCTATGTTTAATTTTGGATTTCTATAACTCATTTTATATCATTTATTATCCACCTTGACTTTGTTGCATTGCTATTTGAGCAACTGTAGCCCCTAAATCTAATGTTTGTCCTATACCTTCAGACAGCGCTTGTTGACCTTGTTGTTGATAGGCAAATTGTTGTGCTTCAGCGTTTGATTGTAAAGTTGCTAATCTATCTAACATAGCTAAATCTCTAGATTCTTGCATTTGCCAACTTGCAGCTTCTGCACCTAAAGCAGCTTGATCAAGTTGTAATTTTTGACTTGCTAATTGAGCTTCACCTTGTAATCGTTGTTGTTGATTGTTTAGTTCTTGCTTTTCTAATGAAGCACTTATTTGCGCTTTACTTGCAGCTGCCATTTTAGCTAAAGCAGTAGCATTTCCTGCTCCAGTTCCAGATCTGTTAATAGAATCTAAAGTATTAGCTAAAGCTTGATCGGTTTGTTCTATTTGTAAATTAGTAGCTTGAGTAGCAACTCCTAAATTAGCATAAGGATTAAAAAGCTGAGATTTTAAGTTTGTATAGTCTTGTGACTGGTTTAAAACTGCTTGTCTACTACTTTCTAACTGCTGAAGTTTTCTTTCGTATTCCTTCATTTTATCCTCTTGCTTCTTAGCGTCTATATTCGCTTTATTTTGATTAATTCCTCCAACAATAACTGGGGCTAATAGAGCTGCTCCTCCTAAAACTGCTTGCCATGTCATACTTTAAATTTTAATATGATGATACTACAAAGTTTGATGATACTGAAAATAATTCTTTCATGCCACCTGAATCAGTTGTAGCGTCTGTTGATAATTTTACTGTAGCTATATATCCTTTTATTCCACTAATTTGACTACCAAATATAATCTCTCCTGGTCTAGCAACACTAGAACTAACAAGATTAGCTACGTATTTATTTTCTTTACGATTAAACCCTGCTCTATAAATCACCCCACTAGTACTATATTTACCTTCTTCATAACTTTTAACAGAGTTAGTTGTGTCCTGATATTGATTACTAGCATTGTATGCTAACGGATTAGTGAATGGTATATCAGGATCAATACCTTCAAAATCTGATTTAAATGAATCTACTTCCCATCCATTACCTCCTTCGTAAGCAACTGTGTTAAAGTTTTTAACTACCGTAGGATTAGGGTTAAATATGAACGTTATACTAGTGTCTGCTGGAGTAGTAGCTCCATAGAATTTACCTCTATTGTTAGCAGTAGTCTCATCGTAATGCTCATATATTGTATTAGTGTAAAACGAATAAAACTTATTTTTTAAACTACCTAATTGATTAGGTTTGTATGTATAAAAACTAGTCCATCCTTGAGCACCTTCATCAAAAGATACTGTAGTAAAAGTAGAATCTTCTTTTGAAATATTAGCAGGTTTTGTTTGCAATGATACAACATAGTTTTGATTATGTATATCATACCCACCTAATGCTTTATCTTTTCTATATGTAATAAAAACAATTTCGTCATCACCAGCAGCTATGGAAACATCTGGGCTAACTGACACTGTACATGTAGCACCACCATCACTAACTTGTGTTACAACAGAAGTTGTAGGTGTTACTACTTGAGTTGTAGAATTATATAATGATATTTCAGCTCCTACTTCAATAGCACAACATGTATCACTAGTAACTGTTACAGAACTATGTGTACCTGCGCTTGTAGTTAAAACTTTATAAACAGTGGTAGCTTTATACTCGTTAGTTATTGTAGATAAATAATCCCTAAAGAAATCTCGCATACCATAAGCAGATATCTCAGTTATACCATCTCTTGACAATCTTAGTATTGCTGCTCTGTTTCTATCAATGAAATACTTCCTATATCCAAAGATTGCAAATGATTCAGGATTTTTACTTATTCCATACTCACCTAAATAAGGAACTATCTGTCCAATAAATGTTGGTGAACCTAAAACTTCATTAGCTCCTTGCTCTCCAGAATATATAGTAGTTTTGTTTATTAATGCCTTACTAACTTTATTTTCTTGGAATATAAGTAAGTTAGTATCTTCACTGTACAACTTTTGAATACTACCATTTATAGGTTCTGCGTCTTTAATAATAGGATCTGCAACAGAAAATACATTAGTCTCATTATAACCTGTTCTTACATTGTATACACCAGAGAATATTAAACTATGAGATCTATCTATTTTATCTCTGTTTTCGTTAACAGAATATGCTCTAACACCTAGATCTGTTATTTTATTATTAAACCCACCTTTTATTCTAGCTTCTTCTAAATAATAATTTTGAGTTCCAGATTTAGGTGTTCCTGCAACTCCACCAGAACCAAAAGGAAACGGTTTAGTTGTCAATGTTAACGTGCAGTTACCTCCACCACCATCTACTGTAAATTGATCTCCTGAAGCTATGTTTATCCCAGGGTTTACAATTTTAACTGCAGTTATTGGATTTGGAAAAACTGATGAAGCAATTATGTCAACTATCAATCCTCCACCAGTCCCTGATACTCTAGTTGTAGTTACATCATTACTAGTACTATATCCTGTATTAACACCACCTATGGCTACACTAAAAGCACCATAAGGATTCCATGGTAAACCAGGCCAACTAGGATCTGTGTCTCCATTTTTAACAACTTTTTTTAACCAAAAAGAATTAAAGTAATTTACTTCTATTGTTGCTGCCATTACGTTATTGTTACAGTTATTGCACTAGATTTATTAAATAAACCTCCTGCATCGGTTACTATTATTTTAACTAAATATACTCCAGCTGGTAAACCATTTCTAGCATTTAAACCTGCTGAACCTGTTGTTCCGTTAGGCACTATGCTAAAGTATCCATTACCAGTAACATTGTTTCCACCAGCGTCTATTACACTTAATATATCCCAATTTAGTTCAAAACCATCTAAACTAGTAGTTCCACTTCCATTACCTGCTACTACAGTATAAACTACTCCACCTGCCGTAGTTCCACTTGCAGAAGCACCACCGCCAGGAGGGGCTGAAAATCCAGGAGCTGCATTAAGCATTTTAAATGGGTTACCTTGTAAAGGTAAATCCATTGTTATAGTAGTACCGTCATCTACGTATGTGCTACTCTTAACAACTGTTCTTACAACAAAATCCCAGGTGTGGTGACTATTAGATATAGCACCATAATATAAACCTGTGCTAGAAGTAATTTTGTATAATCCAGCACCACTACCTGAAGCAGTAGAAAACGAACTAGACCAATCAGCACCAGTTCTATCTAAAGCTGATATTACACTCATAGATAAAACTTCTGTTGCTAAACTTGCACCTGCTGCGGTATAAGCAGTAAAATCACCTGTTACATCAGTTGTACTACCTTGAATCAAGGTATTCTCTGTCACTAACGAAGGTACATTACCTGCTGCATTCTTTAAAACGCTAGGTGTGTTAGGATCAAATCCGCCACCACTAAGAATAGCGGTGTTTAATTCAGAAATTAAACCAGATGTTGATGTTTCCCAGTAAATATTTAACCTAGATTCTATTGGTTCGGTTTCATATACTGTCAATATAGGGTACATATTTTGACTAAAATCTGAAGCTTTTAAAGTTATTATAGCATCTTGAGTTCCACCATAACCACTTGGAGGAGCAACTCTAGATAAAGTTATTGTGTCTCCAGGTATAAAACCTTCTCCAGGATCTGAAATAGTTAGTGCTGTAATAACACCACCTGCTACAGTGAAGTCTAAACTTAAACCTGTACCATTAGAACTACTTGTAGTCACACCAGTTGTTGCTAGAGGTCCACCTGCTATTTGATTAACATAAGGAGCGTTCACTGCTCCACTAAAATTCTGTGTTATACTGTCTAATAAGCTAGCTCCATTAGTTAATCCTGCATAACCTATTTTATTTACAGTTAAAGTAAAAGTAGCAGCGTTGTCTCCAGCTAATATCTTACAACCTGTAATTGTCATAGGGAAAGAACCATTTACCATATCCCATCCTTCACCTTCGTTATCAATAGATATAGAAGTTGGACCTTGAGGAGCAACAGCACTAACACTCCATACAGCTACTTGAAGTCCAGTACCGGCTCCTACAGGTGTGTTATTTGGAAACTCCACATTTACATACCGTGAACCAGCAACATAATCTGCTCCACCGGTTACGGCACTACATGCGAACCATAATTTTCCCGCGTAAGGACTAGGACCCTTTACACCTATTGTATAATCAGAAGCGTTTAATCTAGCTATGTAAGGATTATCTTCATAGTTGTAAAACACTGGAGCAGTATTAAAAGGACTAATAGAAGCTGGATCCCACAAACCTAAATCTTGACCTGTACCTATTGTTGTTACTAAATCTGTATTTGTTCCAGGATACCATTGCTCGGTTGTAGATCCAGAGTTATTGTTTACTCTTAATGATAATTTTACCGCAGCATTAGTAACTTGACTACCAGAATCTAAATCTCTAACTCTATCTCTTAATGATAAAAATCTTTCTCCTTCAGTTGTATAAGGATCAACTGTAAATAATCTGCCAGCAGTATTTGTAAACTTGTAATAGTCAGGGTCTTCAGAGAAACTTGGTCTACCACTTCTAAATATATTTTGATTAGGACCTACTAAAGTTAAATCTCTAGGAATTTTATTTATATTGTCACTATATAAAGCAAGGTGCATTATAGGTTCAGAGTCTTCTGCTGCAAATGGATATTGCATATCTCCGTTTATATAACCATTTAATATACCTGGAAAATAAACATTATAATAGTCTTGTTCGGTTTGTTTAATAACGATTTTATAACTGTGCCAACCTAATGGATTAGTTGTAGCATCGTACAAACCAGGTGCACCGGTAACAGAAGATTTGTTAGATAATATTTGATCGATAAAAGTTACTTTTAAAGAATCTCCTGGCCAAGTATCTGTTGATGTTAGTAAATCTTCAGCATTAGTATTTGGGTAAGTAGAAAACGGTGAGGTTTTAAAACCATGAAAAATAGTAGAACCTTTTAACGTGGACGATGTAGAATCATTATCAATTTGTGAAAGTAATACTGTAGACTGTCGTCCGTATCTATCACATAATACAACTCCAGCTTGATAGGTTCTATTTTGCTTTAAAGTATGATTTTGATATTCTTTTTCTAAAGTTAAAGTATCTTTTGTGTCCACTGATACATTATAATTAAGTGTTTCAGGTGGAGTAGGTTTGTCTACAAAGTTACCATATATAACCCTATTAGCTGAAACCTCTTGACTTAAAGCTCTAACTGGTACTTGATCATAAACTCTTGTTAATTCTTTTTCTGGTAAAGTTTTCCAAGGTTTTTGAGATTGATATTCATATTCATAGTTGACTTCTGTAGACTCTGTGAATATTGAAGATGGTACTGTATCAACTACTTTAATAGCTGTTTCTCCAGCTTCTTTCATTAATATATCCATTTCTACAATCTTCAAATCTGAATCAACTTGACTCCAAGCGTTACCACTAGGAGATGGTATTTGTAAAAGAATATTATTAATTTTATTTTCCATAAAAGAAACTTCAGTACTTTTGAAAGTTCTATCTTCATCTGTACCAATAAAATATCCATCTTGCTTAGGAACAAAACACGCTTGAGTAAACGGTGCTATTAAAGAATATTCGTCGTCATCAAATTTAAATCTATAACTAAATCTAGGAAATTTATCTTTTAAATAATCAGAATCTCCAGGCCAGTTTTTATTATACAAAGGATTATTAGTTCCGTCAGGAAGAGTTTCACTAACAACATCTTGCATTGTACTAACTATACCTTTATTAATTGTTAATATAGCACCACCAGGTCCTGGTCCACCTCTAACAATCACTTCAACAGTTTCTCCATCAACATAACCAGTTCCAGGATTAACTATAGATACTGAAACAATTCCTCCACCAGAAGTGTCTGCATTAACCATTAAACCAGATCCTGATCCAGGTGAACCACCACCAGCTTGAGTTTGTAGATTACCTGGTATATAACCAGTACCTGCGGTAGTAATAGTTAAACTAGTTATTTCTTCTTTATAGAGTAATATAGGCTTGTGAGGATATATTTTAGCAACAGATATGTTGTCTTCAGATTGATAATAAGTGTTGTCAGCAAGAGCTGTTTCAATATTTATTTTTCTAGGTTGATTTCTATTGTCAGTCCAAAATAATAAATCTTCAATTAAGTTTACTCCGTAAACTTCATGAGTTTTAGAAAAGTTAAGAAACCTTCCGCTTACTATAATTTGAGATTCACCACTTAACACATTGTGAACTCCAATAGCATGTAAAGAATTACTACTTGCAAAGTTAGATAAGTTATCTCCTGATGTATCTACAAAGTTTGTCATAAACACTACTATTCTATCGTTTACAACATCCATATACTTACCTATAATACTTATATTACAGTCAGAATAATCAGCTCCCCAAGTATCTAACGCTAAGTTTCCTAGAACATTTTCTAGAGCTCCAACATCTTCCCCTTCTGATTTGCTAATCATAACATTAAAAGCTTCTCTATACTCACCAGAGGGTACTAATCTAGCGTCTAAATCTCTATTCATTCGAGATTTGAGGAAGTTATTTCTTACTTCAGCCATTTAATTAATGTTTAATCCATTTAGACTTGCCTCTCATTATTTGAACAAACTCGTCTAACTTAATATTTGATAATCTAATCTTAGCATTTCTTAAAGCTGCTCTTCTATCAATTTTATATCTTCTAACTATGTACTCAGGTATATTTCTTCTACCAGCTAATATTGAATAAGCTATATGCATGTAAATAGCTTCTTCAGCCATTTTAGGTATACGCATATCGTAGTCTACAGACAAACCATCAGATATATATTCAAATAATATTAACCTATTTTTTAAATTGCTACTAAATGAAAATTTACCTTCTCTATCATTTATAGTAAACCAACCATTTTTATTTGATGTTTCAGGATCTAGTCCATATCTTTGTCCAAAAGCAAATTTCTCCCAGTTCCATCCTAATATATTAGCATCGTAAAAATCTAAATCTATATTTCCAGATATTAACTTGTCATTTGCAGTATCCCATCTTTCTTCAATAACAGAAGGTCCTTGTTCGTTTTCACCTAAACTATTTTGTTTGGGTACACCATTAGCATTAAGTACAGGTATTTCATAAGGATTACCTGTTAATGTAGTAGGATATATAATATGTTTAACACCAAAATCATCGATCCAAGATAATTGTACATAGTTAACATAATCTTGAGGAATAATAACTGATAAGCTATCTGGTATAGTTAACTCTTGTGATTTAATACTTCTTAATGTATCATAACTAAATTCTTGTAATCCACGCTTAGCGTGAAACATTACATCAGTTCTTTTAACATGTGGTATTAATTTATCATTACCGACGTATGCTACTAGAAAGTTATTAATTACATCGGCCATAGAAATATATTCATAGCTACCATAATTAGCTTCCATTGCAGCATTAGTAAGTTGAATTGTAACCGTTTCACCTCCAACTGTTGGTACACCACTTAGTTCTACAACGTTTTCTACTGCGGTAGATGCTGCTGCTACTCCATTAACGAATATTGAATAATTAGTATTAGAAACACCTGCTACTGTATTTAATAACACTGTATCTCCTGTCCAAGTAAATTTTTCGTTAGGAGAATTTACTCCTGTAGCTGTAAATACTTGTTGTCCACCGTAATATTGTTGATTAGTTTCTGTTAGTAATCCCATATCTTATTTAGCTTTTTTCTAGTACTTCATCTTGCTGTACCATGTTGGCAGCAGTTTGTACAATTTGTGGATCTCTTATAACAACACCACTATACATTAGTATTTGTAGTATTAGATTAGTTTGTTCTGTTGGATGTAATTCAAATTGAGTTGAACCTTGAGCTGTATTGGTTAATATATCACTAGCTGTTAAAGTAATAATTAAATTTTGACTTGCACCTGCAAGAAAAGCGTTTGTAACAGTAATCGTATCTCCTACTTGAAAACCAGTTCCAACAACACCAACAACAGCAGCGGTTACAATACCACCAGCAACTGTAATAGAAATAGTAGCACTTGCACCAGTTCCACTTGTTGATACACCGGCACTAGTACCTAAAGTAGCAACAGTTGTACCGTTAGCAGCACCAGTAACATTTTGAGTTACACTTCCTATTAGATCATTAGCAGCTACTAATCCATATGGCAAATTAGGATCGTATAAATATTGTCCTAAACTTCCAACAGTATAACCCCATCTAGGATCAACTGGTGCTTTTAAATAATTACATCTTACTCTGGATTGTATGTCAGTTGGATATACCTGTATTTGACTTGGTGCAGCTGAAGGAGCTCCTGTAGTTTCACCTATATAAACAGGATAAGAAATTGAAGGTTTTGTTAACGGAGAACTTTCAAGTAAAGTATGCTCTGCTCTACCTACTTTTTGTATGGCTATTGTGTTGACAAGACTTGAACCTTCATACGAAATAGAACCTATACGATGAACATCGTCAGGTAAAGTAAATGGATTAGCTCCTGTACATAAGGCGCTAGTATTAAATATATCAATCTTCTCTTGTAAGTTTGATACACGATTAGCATATTCGCTATCGTTTTGTGGTACACGTAATTGTTGATTTAACTCTTCAAAATACGCTTCAAATATTTCTCTTTGCACTTGCGTTCCAAGAGTGTTAAATTCATCTGGCGTTATAAATCCTCTTTGCTCTTTGTTTAAGATATATAACACTGTTTTATAAACTGTATTAACGTTTACCATATTAATATTTTTAAAAAAAAAGGATGGCGGTTAGGCCACCCTTTTAATAATCACTTGTTATTTGAGTTTTTTCTCTATTGACTTGTAAACTTCTACACCTTCATCTGTTTTAAGCCATGCAGCAATAGCTGAATATGGATTTTCATCAAAAGGAACATTAAGTAATTTACGTTTATTAGAAACCCAATGTACAGTTCTTTGATCAGAAGATATTGCTATAATATCAGATTCTACTGCTTTAATAGCAAAGTTTCTTAAAACTACATTATCATCATTAGCTAAAGCTAAAAATAATTTAGGTTTTCTTTTAGCAAATATCAATATATCTCTTTTAAGCTCTTTAGAACTTAAATTGCTAACTCCTGATCCTTCTTCTACTCTTAAAATAGCTTCTGCTTGATCCAAGTCCATAGTTCTAGCTGCATTCATAGCGTCTAGTTCTATATTTAAATCTTCAAACTCATCTACAGCTACCTTAACTGGATCAAATTCTTGAAATAAAACTCCTTTATGAGGGTGATGAGCTAAAAATTCTTGTAAAGTTCTTTTTTGTTTAGGAACCATTAAATGACCACTTTCAAATACAATATGTTTTAAAGTTGCAGGACCTTTTTGTTCATCAACAAAAATACTTTTTTGATTTGTGGCATATCTAAGTTCTCTTTCATATCCTTTTTCTGAATCAAACCATACTAATGGATATCTTTGGCTATGTCTTGATATGACCGTATAAGTTAAAGGAGTTTTATCTCCTAATAAATAATAATTTCTATCTTTATACTCCCAAGTGTCTTTTATTTTTGGAGTTTCCCTTTTTTCTTTTGTTTTTTCCATGATATAATATAATATAAATAATTAATAAAGACCCCGCTGAAGCGGGATCTTATTATGTTAGGCATTAACTAAGTCTACTTCAAGAACTTCTGCATCGTTATAAAACTCTACAGTAGGTATTGAAAGTGCACTTTGTGATCCTTTATTTACTGCTTCTGCTAAATCAGCAGCTAAATGTGCTGTAGTACTAGCAGGTACATCATCAACTGTAACTTTAAATCTTAAAGCAGTTGCTGCACTAGCATCCCACTTATTAGTCCAAAGTTCAGCTACAGTAGCGCTAACAGGCTTAACAAAAACCACATCATCAATAGGTATCATTTGATACGGATTAGTAGATGAGCCTTCTATAGTGACTAAGTCAGCAGCTACAATAGTATAAGATATTTCAGCATCCCATGTTGTAGCACCACCACCACCTAAGGCCGCGATAGTAACAACGTCACCAACTTTATATCCTTCACCAATAGCTGTAATAGTTATAGTTGCTGTTGAAATAGTAGCATCACCACCTTTAGTTACGGTAGCTTCAGCACCGCTACCGGATCCACCAACAATAGGTTGTGCAGCACTCGCTCCAGTTCCTGCGACGGTACCACCACCTGTGGCAGTTCCATTTAACGCACCAGCTACGAAACTTCTAGCAGGATTAGATGCTAAAGGTATTTTTATATAATTTCCCATTTTGTGTATGTTTTAAAATAATTTATATTGGAGTTATAGAGCTAACTAAAAATGCGTCAGCTTGATAATCCTCTAAATCAGCAGCAGCCGCAGTAGCAGCACCTTCTAATTCAAAAATAGGATTCGACCCAGGATTTTGATTTGCCTCAACAATTTTATTTCTAAGGTTTTCAAGATCTTGTGAAGTAACTACAGTAGTACCACCACCATTCGCGTAATATTCTACAATATAAACTTGTACATCATTTGTATCAGCTGGAAGATTCGTATAAAAACGAATATGTTCATCTGATCCACTTGCTTCTACATCGTATACATTGCTCACATTAATCAGGCCGTATTTAGGGCCTCCAGCAGTTGTAATTGTTGTGTCTTTTAGAGGTATTCTAATATAATTTGCCATAATTTTTATTATTTAAAGGTTAATAAAGAGAGTGACCTAAGCCACTCTCATTATAAAAATATTAAGCTCCTTTAAATAACACGAAGTTATTAGCAGCTTGAGTTACTAAACATCTTTCAGTCAAGAAATTAACTCTCATTACATCTAGATCAGAAGTGTAAGCACCTCCAACAGAACCAGTGATCCAAGATTTAAATCTTCTATCTTCTGTTTCTGACGCTCTATATCTAACGTGCAAGAATGGACGTCTAATATTAGATCCTAACATTTGATCGTATACTGTAGAAGTTCCAGCAGGAACTAAAACACCATCAATCTCTTTGTCTAATCCTCTAGTAGTAGCATCATTTAGATATTTCCAATCAGTTTTGTAGAAGTCATAAGAACCTCTTCTAAACCCAGAAAATCCAAAGTTCAACGCCATTTCAGCTTCGTTGTCAAAAAGACCGTAAGAAGCAGCAGCAGTTGAAGCGTAGTTACCATTCATAGCAGCGATCATATCATCAAAATCAAGAGCAGTAGATCTTGATAAGAATAACATGTTTTCTTCAATAGCACCTTGCTTGTCTAATTGCTTAAGGATTTCATCGAAATCTCCTAATGCACCAGAACCTGGAGCAGCAGCACCAGCAAAACCAGAGTATACATTACCTCTTGCTTCGATAGCAGCAAATAAACCTTGAGTACCTTTTATAGCTTGATTAGCTACAGTTGCAGGTCCAAATTGAGCTATTGGAAAGTTTGCAGCATTAACGTTAAGTTCACCTTCAACCATTTCCATTTCCATATAGTCTTCAAATCTTAATCTTGTTTCAGATTCAGCTTTTAAATACCATAAGTATCCAGACGTACCATCTTCAGTAGCAACTTCAATCCATCCAATTTGAGCAGCATCAGAACCACTTAACTCATAATTATCTTTCATGATGATTGGTGAGTTTTCATAAGTAGTAACTCCTGGTTGGATAGCACCAGCCATACCATTACTTCCTTTTGGAAATTCAGAACCATATACAAATATACTACATGTTCCACCAGTTAAAGCAGCAGCTAATGCAGCACCTGTATACGCGTGACATTCTAAAGTATAACCATTAGTAGTACCACCGTCTAATCTATTAACAACTAAAGCTTTTAATGTGGTTAATCCTGTAGCGTTATCAGAAATTAAAATTGTATTACCATTTCTAATTGCAGATGAAGGTTCTGAAGCTCCTGGAGTAATTGTTACTCTAAACGATGGAAAAGCGTGTCCACCAGCAGCAATTGCACAATTGCTATACGCAACATGCAATCTGTTTTGTTCAGACCAAATTACTTGATCAGATGTCATAGGCATTTCAGCGCCTACCATTCTTAAGAAACCTGATAATGTTCTATTACCATATCTCTCTACTTCCTGCTCATAAAGCTCAGGTAAGTATTGTTGTGTCCATGTCGAAAAAGCTGCATCGTGAAAATCAATATAATTTCCTTGAACGGCAACTTGAGTCGGCATAGGTACAATCGATGCGGGAAAACTCCCACCAGTTACAAATCCCATAATTTATAGTTTTATTATTTTCTTGTTTTAATTTTTAACCTAGAACTATCTACACCACTCACCGCTTTTACTTTTAAACCGTTAATAAATAAATCTCCTGAATTAGATTCTCTAACCTCATTAGTTATATTTTTAGATTTAGCAGTAACATCTTTAACAGCATCGGCTTTGCCTTGCTCATAAAAATGTTTTGCTATAGTATCAGCATTTCGTGCTGCATAGATTGCTTTATGATATCCAGTATAATCCTTTACGTTACCCTTTTCATCTAAGAACGTCTTGATAAAATCAGATAGATTAGATTGATTAGATGCAACTTCACCCGGATTGTTTACTCCATACCTAAATCGTTTTTCTCCTAAGTTAAATTCAAAACCTTTGAAGTCGTTTGAGAAAAATTTGTTGGTACCATCTTTAAACGTAGTGTGACGTTGTTGAATAGCATCTTGTTCTTTGTTATATCTATTGAAAAAGTCCATAGCTTTCTGTTGCTCTTGAGTTACTCCAGGTCTCAACTTGATTTCCTCGTAGTATTTACTCTTTAAGTCTTCCATGTAGCTTCTGGCTTTTGCAATTTCTTCTTTCATAGCAAGTTTTTTCTTTTTAATATCTTTCTCGCTATCATAATCTTCATCGTAAGCAAATTTATCATCCATTAAGAAATCAATTTCTTCTGAATCTAAATGTGGTTTACTATGAACATAATATTCTTTTAATATTGTTTCATCATTAATAGTACTATAATCAGCATTTAATCTAATATAGTCTTTTAAATCTCCTCCTGTTTCTTTCATAAAATTAACCAGTTTTTCTATATTTTCCGGCAACTCTATTTCAGGGTTTTGTTTAATTTCTTCTTTTATTTGCTCAGCTACTGCTGGTTCTATTTCTTTTTGTTCTTCACCTATTTTAATTTCTTCAATAGCAGGTTTATCCTCTTCAGTTTTTTCAATAACTTCTTTAGGTTTTTCTACTACTTCTTTTTCTTCGGTGGACCGTACTTCTTCAACCACCTTCTCGCTGTTAGTTTCGTTTTTGGATTCTTCGACAACAGCATTGCTATCATTTGCTTCTGGTGTTTGAACGGCATTTTCTTCTTTTTTAGTTAAATCTAACTTTACTGGCTCATCAGTTTTGTTTAATTTTCTAGGTCTGCCAGGTTTTTTCTTCATTTTAAATTCACCTTCTTGAGGTACTTTTTCTTCTTTTGACATAATATAATATAATAGTTAATAATTAAGGAGCCATCATGTTATCCATTAATCCCATTGGCCCGTCAGCTTGTTCTTCAAAGTTTATAGGCGCTTCGTTGTTTTGTCGCTGCGAAATCATTTTACTTTGTTGAGTAGCTTGAAGTTGAGTTCGTTTATCTTTACGATCTTCAATATCTTTTTCTTTTTGAGACACTTGGTTAAGATCCATAGTTTTAAGTTGCTGGTCATATCCAAACTGTTGAGCCATAAGCTCTTTTTTAATTTGTCCATCAACTTGCATTTGTTGTATTTGAAAGTCAGATTTACCTTTTTCAATTTGAAGTTCAGTATCAGCCATTGCTTGTTGTTTTTGAACTTCATACATTGCAGCTTTTTCTGCTGTCTCTTGATTTGCTTGTGCTTGAGCTTCAATATTAGCCTGTTGTATCTGCATATCTCTAGCTTGCTTTTGCTTTCTTCTTTTCTTTAATAATTCATTAGCAAGTTTAAGATTATTTATATTTCTGATATCAATAGCATCTTCTAAATCTATTGACTGAGTTTGTAATGCAACTTGAATGTTTTGTTCTAATTGTGCTTTTTCTTCATCGTCAGGTTCAAGTTCTATAAATATTCCAAAGTCATGTAGGTTAGCGTCTTTAATTTCATCTAATGTAGCTACATTAAAAGTTGACACGCTATTTTGTAAAGCCATTCTAGTCAGTGGAAACATTAAAGCATCTGTTGCTCTTAGTGCTATATTTTCACAAGTTTTTAAAGTTAAATATAAACTAGCTTGTAATATATGTCTTGTTGCAGTGTTAGAATTAGCAGCCGCTAATTTTTGTAATCCTACTAAAGCATTTTTATCTGGAGTGCTAGCATCACGTGCTTCATTTAATCCGGTTACATCTCTTATCATCTGTAAATAATATTGATAAGTAGATATTAACGCTTGAATTTTAGCACCACCGCTAGATGATTGTAGTTCTTGTATTGGAACTTTACCACGATTCATTTCACCATCTTGAGTTAATGATCTACCAACTACCGATCCAGTTTGGAAATACATATTTAATGCTTCACGTGGATTATAATTAGTGCCATTACCAAGATCAACTTCTGCTAAACCATCAACATCAAGATAAACACCATCTGGAACCATGCGTGAAATTACTTGTTGTAGTTTTAACGATGTTATATTTATCATATCTGCAAATCCAGTAGTTCTACTTACAATAGATTCAATACGTCCTCTATACATTCTTGGAGCACATATATTGTAACTCATATTTACTTTAACAGTATCACCAAAAGGTTTAGTCATGTTCTCTGCTAGTTTCCATTCTAGCATGTTTTCATAACCTAATACCTTAGCTCCTGAGTATAATACTTCAATAGCTCTAAATGCTTTCTTAAAATTTTCTGTTTCAGGTGGATTAAAAGTATCTCCTTTTTCTAATGCTTTTTCTAAACCGGTTGGAGTTTCTTTTATTTTCCAAACTTGGTTAGCGTAAGTTTTCCACTCAAAAAATAATACTTGTATACTTTGATCATTGGTTCTACCATTCCAATTTCTAGCGTAATTTTTATTTCCTTGATACTGCTGCATCTTTATTAATTCTTCAGCGGTTAAATAAGGAAATTGTTTTTTTATCTCAACTAAACTTAAATTTTTTATTTCACCTACGTAATATATATCTTCAAAGTTAGGATCTTCAGTATATGAATATACTATTCTAGCAGGATCTACATACTCTGTAACAATACCATTTGACCTATTAAAAGTAGTTTTAGTAGCAGCAATACCTAAAACAGCTAAATCGTAGTTTAATCTTTTTCTAATTAAGTGGTATTTGTTTTTATCTAATACTTGATTTATTAACTCTTCTTCTGCAATCTCAATAGACTGTTTATAATTTAACTGCATATGAGCAGGTAGTTCATCTATAGTTTGTGGAGTATTTTCATCTTTTTTACTTTGAGATAAATCAATACCAAATTGCTCTTGAACTTGTTTATCAAATTGTTGAAGTTGAATATCTTCTATAATTCTTTGTGCGTACTCAGTTCTCTTTTTAACAGACTCTGGATCTTGTGCCATAGTTTTAACTTCATAGCTACGTTGTGACATTCCGTTAACAACTATATCTACAAATTTAGCAAGTACAGGTACAGGTTTCCAATCAAGATTTAAATAAGATAAATCACCGTCAATAGATAATTCATCTTTATATTTTTGAACTGATTGTTCTCCTCTAGCATATAGTCTTAAGTTATGAAAATTAGTATATGTACTATCAAACCTATAACCATTATTCATTTCATTACTGAACCATTCCCCTTCAATAGCTTTAGCTACCTTTAAACCATATTCCCAAGTTTGCTTTTCTGCATCAGGTACCACCTGATCTGGAAAGGAACTATTATTACTTGTATAAATCTGCATTTATTCTATTATTTTTGAAATTAATCCTGTATTGTCATATCTTCTAAAACCTAACGATATCGCTTGGTTAACTCTATCTTGAACTGGTTTATATTTATTTTTATTGCAAGCCATAATAGCTAAACCTGAACTAATAGAAGCATCGTGTTTTGTTCTTTTGTTTATATCGAATAAAGCCCAATCTTCTAAAGTACGTTGGAAATACATATCACCATATCCATTTTCTAAAGCACCAACATAATTTTCTATATAAGATTCGATAGCAGCAGCATGTGCTTGTTTAATATCTTCACTTGAGTTTGGTATACCACCAATCTCTCTTTCTGTTACAGATAGTTTGTTTAAAGTTCTATCTGGTCTGTTCATACTAAAACCTCTATAACCTCTACGTTTTAAATAGTATAGTAATCGAGGTTTGTTGTTCTCTGCAAGTAGTGGCATGCTATAAAAATGTAGTGCCATTAAAACATCTTCAAAAAATATTTCAGCCATAGGTGGTCTTTCAATATATTCTAAAAAAAATCTGTTTGGAGGAACATCCTCCATACTATATTTAGTTAATCCATGTAAAGATCCTTTGGATCCTCTACCATCTACAGTTCCACTAATATCGTAACTATCGCAACCAAAAGCACCAATGTGTTCATTACCAGGGTATTTCACTCCGTTTTTTATTATCACTTGATTTTGCAAGCTTTTAGGTGGAACCCAACTAATTAAAAACCTACCATTAAGTTGAGGTATAAAAATTACTTTAGAATCTTGACCATTTTCCCACTGGAAATTTCCTCTAGTTATATTAGCAGCATTATTTAATTCTTCATTGTAATCTATCTGCTCGTATATTTTAACTAGATTATAAAGACTTTGTTTAGTTTCATCACGGAAGGCATGTTTTTCAGTTCTTGGAAATTGCCTATAGTATTCATTTAATCCGTCTTGATCATCTTTTAATCCTTCAACTTCATTCTCCCAATGCTCAATAACACCTGTATCTATTTTATTACCATCTATTCCTAAAACTGGTTTAGCTGGTGTATCAAAAACAGGGTAGCCATATATATCTATAAACCCTTCGTAGTTCCACTCCATTGGTATAAACAATGAATACAAACCTTCTTTAGTTTGACCGTTTTTATTCCTATTTAAACAGTTTGAACCGTAATAAATATCTTTAAAATTTTGACCACCTTTATCTAAAGCATTTGAAGTAGAACCCATCATACATTTACCAACAATTCTACTACCTAACCTTAAACACGTTTTGGTTACTTTCCAGTTATTTTTAATATTGTCAGGTCTCTCCCATTTACCACTTTCATCGTGTCCTAATAGTTTTAGTTTTTCACCATCATAACTATTATCTCCAGTATTTTTCCAATCTATAGTAGTATCTAATCCGTCTAGTTCTCTAAGTTCTTCATTAACCTCAATTTTTCTACGTGTAAGTTTTGATGCTGGCACTCTATACGCAAGTTCGGTTTTAGGACGATCCATACCATCTTGGATGGGTTTGAAGAAGAATGGATAGTTAACTGAGATCGGTACAACTTTATCTGTAAACATTTTTTTAGCATCAGCACCGGTTTT